GTTAAGGCAATGGCAAAGGCAATCGAAACCAAAATCGACAAGCTGATCGCTGATGATCTGAACGCCAACAAGGGCACCGAGTATGGTGGCCACTTGATGGAAAAGTCTTTCCGGGAGCTGGGCGCAGGAAGATCCATTCTCCTGGACCGCAACAACCGGATAATTGCCGGCAACAAAAGTGCCGAGACTGCAGCAGCTATCGGCCTGGATAATGTGATCATAGTGGAGACTGATGGCACAAAGCTCGTAGCTGTTAAGCGAATGGATATCGACATCGATTCAAAACAGGGGCGCGAACTGGCTCTGGCCGACAACGCAACCAGCAAAGCGAACCTTGCCTGGGATGCAGAAGCGATCGCACAGATCACAGAGCAGTGGGAGGTCACCCCGGAAGATTGGGGAATCAAAGCCGACATAGGCGAGAATGACCCCGACGCAGAGTGGAAAGGGATGCCCGAATTCAAGGCTGAAGACCAGATGGGAGCCAAGCAGATCATCGTCCATTTCAAGTCAATGAAGGATTACGAGCTTTTTGGCGCCATCATCAACCAGAAGCTGTCAGACAAAACAAAATCGATCTGGTACCCTGAAGAGGGTCGCGGATCCCAAACAGATCATGTTTACGAAGCAGAGGAGGTCCAGGGAAATGAATAACATCTATCCGATACATGTTCCAAGCAAAGGCCGGTACAACAGCAATATCACCGTCAAGGCACTCGAGCGCATGAAGGTGAATAACTATTGGGTTGTGGTCGAGGAGCAGGAATATGAGCTCTATCGAAACGCACTCGGAAAGGATCACCTTCTTGTCCTGGACAAAACCTACCAGGAGAACTACAACACCCTGGATGATCTCGGCGACACCAAAAGCAAAGGCCCGGGAGCTGCACGAAACTTCGCCTGGGAACATTCAATCTCACAAGGCCACCCCTGGCACTGGGTCATGGATGACAATATCTTCCGTTTCAGCCGGTTCAACCGCAACAACTACTACGAGGTGCGGGATCCGGTCTTCTTCCGGATGATGGAGGACTTTTGCGCCAGGTATGAAAACGTGGCCATGGCCGGCCCGAACTATGAGATGTTCGTCACCAGAAAAGAGAAACACCCGCCGTTTATCATGAACACCAGGATCTATTCCTGCAACCTGATCCGCAACGATGTCCCCTTCAGATGGCGTGGCAGGTACAACGAAGACACCATCCTTTCACTCGATATGCTATCCGCGGGATGGTGCACGATCCAGTTCAATGTGTGCCTTCAGTTCAAAGCCCGCACACAGACCGTAAAGGGGGGAAATACCGCTGATTTCTACGCGAAGGAAGGTACACTACCAAAGAGCAAAATGCTGGTGATGGTGTTCCCGCAAATCGCAAAATTGACATATAAGTTTGGCAGGGCACACCATCATGTGGACTACCGGCCATTCAAAACCAACAAGCTGAGAAAGCGCAAAGACATGTCTGTTGACTACAAAACGAACGATTACGGGATGAAACTGAAAAAAGTCAATCAACAAGATGCCAAAATACAATAAGCGGATTGTCAAGCAAATATGCGAACTGATCAAGAAGGACAGCTACACCATTGCCGAAATATGCTCACAATCAGGCATTTCTGAAAGTACTTACTATGAATGGCAGGCAACGAAAAAGGAGTTTTCGGAGAGCATACAAAAAGCGATCGACGATAGAATGAAGGTTTTCGCTGCTGAAGCGAAAAAATCCCTTCTCAAAAAGATCCAGGGGTACACTATCCAGGAGAAGCACACCACTATGGTTGACTCAAAAGAGGTGGATCCATCGAGCGGAAAGCCAAAACCAAAGATCAAGGAGCAGAAGATCATCGACAAGCACTTCCAGCCTGACACTGCAGCGATCATCTTCACCCTGACCAATGCAGAGCCTGAGAACTGGAAGAACCGCCAAAACAACGAACTCACCGGCAAGGGAGGCAAGGATCTCTTCGCCTCATTCACTGACGATGAGCTGGACGCAAAGATCGCAGAGCTCGAAGCGAAGCTCGCAAAATAGTAACATTCTAAAATACTAATACATGGCAACTTACGACAAGTGTATTTATGACATTCCACCATACCAGGAAGGGAATGATAACGATTGGGAATTCGAGCTGGACAGCAACTTCCAGGCAGATGTTGTGACCGATATAACCTTCCAGGTTCGCAAGCTCGACGGATCGGTCCTGCTTAGCAAAAGCCTCACTGGTGGCACCATCACCTTCACAGAGGAGACCATCACCCTGGAAGACGATACAACAAAAGTGGTCCATGTTGTCAGGATCCCAATTCCACCGTCTGACACCATCGGGAAGGTGGGCCGACACCTCTACGAGCTTGACTTCATTAACCTCATTGGAAGGCCATACGCTACCATCGGGGGGGCATTCATTATTAACAAACAATACAACACGCTATGAGTGACGCAAATGTAACTCCACGACTAAGATTCACGGTAACCGAAAACGGTATCGCGATTGGTGCACCAGGGTTAGATGCCTTCAAGGTATGGCTGCAAACCAACCCAGACAAGACCATTGATGATTATAATGACTTCCTGCAGAAGCCGGCCACTGATGCTGCCACTGCTTTCGCTATTGTGGCAGATCTTTGGGCTCATGCTGAATCTGCCAGGGTATCTGCTGAGTCGTTACGTGCAGCTGCTGCACAATCCCAGGCTACGGCTGAAGGGTTGAGAGTGCTTGCAGAACAAGCCAGGGACCAGGTAGAACAGCTACGTGCCAGTGCAGAGTCAACCCGTGGATCAAACGAGCAGGCCAGAGTAGAAGCTGAACAGGCCAGGGTTGCCGCTGAAGGTCTTCGGATCCAGGCAGAAGAGGCCAGAGTCACAGCTGAAGGTCTTCGGATCCAGGCAGAAGAGGCCAGAGTCACAGCTGAAGGTCTTCGTGTCATTGCTGAAGCCGCAAGGGTATCAGCTGAGCAGGGTCGCGTTACCGCTGAAGGCTTACGTGTAACGGCTGAAAGCGCGAGAGCTACTGCAGAAGGTCTGAGGGTTACTGCTGAGAACTCAAGGGCAGCGGCTGAAGCTTTGAGGGTAACAGCTGAGACAACCAGGCAGACCAATGAGGGTACAAGGCAGACCCAGGAGAGTACAAGGCAATCGCAGGAATCAACTCGACAATCCTACTATAATGCACAAGGTAAAAAATATTTGGGCGATAAATCAGCAGATCCAACCCTTGACAATGAAGGTGCCGCACTTGTAGCGGGGGCATTGTATTTTAACACTACAAGCCAAATGATTCGTAGATGGTCGGGTAGTGCATGGGCGAATAATTTTAACCCAACAGTACAGCAGGTTGCAGGATCTTCAACAAGTGATGTAATTTCACAGAAGGGTGCCAGCGGACTATTGCAGGAAGCCTCAATTAATTGTTTTTCCAGATACAGTGCTGGCGATTTGCAGCAAATAGCATCTGGATCAACCACTAAAGCAATCATCTATAACGCATTTAAATCGTTACAGTTATTTGGTTTTAATTCTTTGCTACCACACCGAATTCTTATGTTTTGGGCTAATGCCTATGGTCCTGGAAATAGTTACTACCGCATATCAATACAGGCATTATCAGGAGGTACATGGAGCGGTGTGTATGATAGCGGTAGTAAGGCTGCTTTGACCGGCGCAATTACTATTAACGCATCAGGCATCACAACGTTTGATTTTACAAATAGCAACAAAAGGGTAATTGCGCAAATTGATTACACCTTGATCCCGAGCGCATATTTGCAGTTAGACACCTTCGGGGTGAGTGACCCGATTATGATCATAGGGCAACAATGCTTTGTTATGTCGAACGCTCTTGATGTGTCTCACGCATCAGTTAATGCTCTTACTCTGTCCACAAAGAATGAAATATTGTTCCCGTGTTTTGTCCGATACCTGGCTGATTTAAGCTTATTAAACGCTGAATATGTAGCAGGTTACCAAAGGAAGCTTAAATATCAATCTTTTAAGAGCCTGAAGTTATACGGGTTTGATAGGACAAAAATATACAAGTTAAGAGTGCTGTGGGTGGATTCTTACAATCCAGGTAATCATTATTATCGGATTATTATCTCTCAATATTCAGGCTCTGGAACTACGTGGACTGATTATTTTGACACAGGTGTTACCGAGAAAAGCACCCTTGGTGTTGTCGATGGGAAATGTTTTGTATGGGATCAGACTGTATCAACCCTTAGAATGGTTGCCGTTATTGATTTCGCAAATTTGCAGGTTAATGATTCATCAACATTATCAGACAACGCCTCAGATCCGCCTGTAATCATCAGCCCTGCGTGTTTAGAAAGCCAATCACTAAGCCCCACGAGCAACGTCGAATTTAATAGCCTAAGATTAGCGGGAGTGGCTGTCAATCCAGGAACTATATTAAACTATTCTGCAAACAAATTAAGGTTTAATTCCCGCAGAAAACCAACATTTGCGTTTATCTGGGACGACCTGAATGATACAGATGCGTTGGTATATAGCGTGTTCCGCGAATATAACATGCTTCCCTCCTTTGCCCTGATGGGGTCAAGATTTACTGGCACAACAGTGATTGCACGCTACCAAGGATACTATATGAATGGTTGTAGCATTCTGGCGCACTCAATGACTCACCCTGCAATGAGTAATTCAGGCACAATATCAGCAGCCACTGTAGAGTATGAAATGGCTGAAAGTAAGAAGTTAATCGAGGCGCAGGGTATTAAGGTTAGCGGATGGGTGACTCCTTCCTCGTCCCTCCATGCAGACTTCCTCCCGCAGATGATTAAGAATTTTGGCTATGGATTTACAGACCTTAACGCAGGGGTATTTAATCAAACTGTTGACCCGGTTAAAATGGCCAGATATGGTATTGAATCATCTATGGCCAACCATGATCACACAACTATTTTGACGCGTATTGATAACGCAATAGCCAATAGTGAGCTTTTGGTATTTTATGGGCATCAGCTGCCGTCAACTTACCTTAATGCAGATACAACACCATACATAACAGAAGCCGATTTGAGAATAGTGCTTGCGTACTTAAAGACGAAAGTCGATGCAAACCTGTGTCAGGTAATGAGTATGGACGAAGCCGTGGCGTCCTATTACAAGACACCGCTTTACTAAAAAATGTAGTGGCGATGACAAAGCTCGAAAAGTTGGAGTACATGGACGCACTACGCGAGAGGTTGATCCGGGAGAGCCGGACCAGCCTCTTGACGTTCACCAAGTCGACCATGCCAACCTTCGAGCCTGCAGGGTTCCACAAGCAGTACTATTCCATCCTGAATGACTTCGCGGAGAAGAAGATCATGAAGCTGATGGTGTTCATGCCGCCACAACACGGCAAAAGTGAAGGATCCACCAGGCGCCTTCCTTCCTACATCCTGGGCCGAGATCCTGATCGCAAGGTCGCCATTGTTTCCTACTCGGCACCAAAGGCCAGGAAGTTCAATAGAGAGATCCAGCGTATCGTTGACTCGCAGGAATATCATGAGATCTTTCCTGAAACAGCCCTGAATGCTTCCAACGTTACCACCGTGGCAGGATCCTGGCTTCGTAACGCTGACGAGTGCGAGATCGTGGGCCATCGCGGAGGGTTCAAAACGGTAGGAGTGGGGGGAGCTTTGACCGGTGAGCCGGTTGATACCCTGATCATGGATGATATCTACAAGGATGCCAAGACAGCCTGGTCTTCCACGGTCCGGGAATCGGTCGAGGACTGGTACGATACAGTCGCAGAAACGCGTCTGCACAACGATAGTCAGCAGCTGATAGTATTTACCCGCTGGCACGAAAAAGACCTTGCAGGACACCTTTTGGAGCAGCAGGGCATATATCATCCGGTTACCAATCCAAGGGGCTGGGTCGTTGTCATCTACCAGGCTATCAAGATGGGAAAGCCAACTGACTACGATCCCCGGGAAGAGGGTGAAGCACTCTGGCCACAGCGTCACAACCTGGAAAAGCTCGTATCTATCCGGGACCGGAACAAGCACGTCTTTGAATCGCTGTACCAGCAGGATCCCAAACCTCTGCAGGGGCTTATGTACGACTCAGGTTTCAGGGAATATGAGGTGATCCCATATAGTAAGTCGATGATAAAAAAGAACTACACTGATACAGCAGATACTGGGGAAGATTATCTTTGTTCAGTGTGCTACGTGGAGACCGAAACGGCGAACTTTGTCACCGATGTTCTCTACACTCAGAAGCCCATGGAGTACACAGAGCCAAAGACAGCGGAAATGCTATCCAGGCAAAGCACTGAGAAGTGTGTCGTTGAAAGCAATAACGGTGGCCGCGGCTTCGCCAGGAAGGTGGAGGACCAGTGCAGGATCATGGGCAACAACAAGACAAAATTCAAGTGGTTTCACCAGAGCGAAAACAAGGCAGTCCGGATCTTCTCTCAATCTGCAGCAGTGCAGAATCTTGTCTACTTTCCCAAAGGATGGGACCGGCTTTGGCCCGCATTCTATGAGGCACTGACAAGCTACATGAAGGTAGGCAATAACCAGCACGATGATGCTCCCGACTGCATCACCGGCACCGTAGAGCAACGAGGAAGGAAAGGAAACAAGGATCTGTCGGGGCTTTTTTAATGTGTAATTATGTATCACAGTAATACTTAACAAAATGAAAATCGAAGAGTTGTTGGCAGTCAAAGAGGGCGAAAGTCTGGACGTAGCAAAGGTCATTGCAGAGCTGAAGACAAAGAGGTATCTCGAAGATCCAAAGACTGATATCGCCAAGAAGCAGCTGGATCCACTGCAGCATGATGTTTTCGACAAGATGCTCCGCAAGGACAAGAAGGTCAAGATCGATCCTGATGATCCTGAATATGCCAGCTCCGAAAACGTCATCAAGGTCGTTGGTAGTGGTGAACAGGTAGGTTACAGGACAGAACCGGTTGCACGTATTGCTCTGGCCATCCAGAAGCTGATTGTCAAGCGTGCTGTTTCCTTCCTATTTGGCAATCCAGTTGGCTTCGATGCCGATATCGATAGGGACGAGACAACCGGCAAGGACAATCAGGGCCAGGCTGCTGTTTTGAAAGCCCTGAAACGCATCATGTACGACGTCAAGGAGAAATCCTTCAACCGGAAGGTAGCAAGAAACCTGATCAGCTGTACAGAGGTTGCCGAGCTGTGGTACCCGGTGGAGAAGAAGAACACTGCCTACGGCTTTCCAAGCAAGTACAAGCTGCGTGTTGCGATCTTTTCCCCGATTCTTGGCGATACGCTGTACCCTTACTTCGACGAGACAGGCGACATGGTTGCCTTCTCCCGGGAATTCTCCATCACCGAGAAGACCAAGACCAAGAACTTCTTCGAGACCTACACTGACCATGCTCAGTACATGTTCGAGCAGGGAACCGATGGATGGGTGCCATCTGAAGGCTACCCAAAGGAGAACACCATCGGCAAGATCCCGGTGATATTCGGCAGTCAGCCTGATGTAGAGTGGGCCGACGTTCAGGTGCTCATTGATCGCCTTGAAAAGCTCCTTTCTAACTTCGCAGACACGAACGACTACCATGCTGCACCGAAGATCTTTGTCAAGGGTGAACTGACCGGCTTCAGCAAGAAAGGTGAGACTGGCGCCATCCTGCAAGGTGACGAAAACTCGTCAGCTGAATACTTATCCTGGGAGAATGCCCCTGAATCTGTGAAGCTCGAAATTGATACCCTGCTCCGGATGATCTACACCCTGACGCAGACCCCTGATATCAGCTTTGAATCGGTGAAGGGTATTGGCGCCGTATCAGGCATTGCCCTGAAGCTTCTTTTCATGGATGCACACCTGAAGGTTGCTGATCACCAGGAAGTCTTTGACGAGTATCTGCAACGTCGTATCAACGTCGTGAAGGCATTCATTGGCAAGTTCAGTACTCAGCTGGCCGAGTCTGCAGAGAACCTGCAAGTCGAGCCTGTGATCACTCCGTACATGATCAGGGATGAAGCTGCAGAGATCAAGATCTGGCAGGATGCCAACGGTGGCAATCCGGTGATGTCTCAGAAGGCTTCCTTCTCCAAGGCTGCACTGACAGCGGATCCAGAGGCCGACTATGAGCAGTACAAGGAAGAGGACGGTGCAAGGAGCTCATTCAATGTGTTTGAACCAACACCAGCGTAACCATGAAAATCAAGGTAAGAGAACGCAACGAGGAAGGTTGGTACCACTTCGAATTCAACTGTCCAGGGGGCAAGTATAAGCATGGCTTTTATGTCGATCGCGAGGGTCATGCCGGTGCGAAATGGGATTTCAATGGAGACCTTGAAAGCCCAACAGTCACCCCTTCAATTCTTATGACTACCACGTACGCAGGCACTCCACACATTTGTCACTCATTCATCACAAATGGCATGATACAATTCCTTGGTGATTGCACTCATGCGATGGCCGGCCTAACAGTCGAACTTCCCGAGATCGAACCCTATGGCTAAAAAGCAAGAAGAGAAGATCCTCATCGACTGCCTGAAGTGTGAATTCTGTGGCGGTGAGGTCGTGAATATCATGGTTGATTGCTCCAACAAGCTTCGCAATCCGGGCGGCTTCAAGGTAGGCTACTGGAAGCGCGAGTGCAGATACTTCAAGCAAAAGAGATAATGGCAAAAAAGGCACAAAAGAAGGGTTTCTCGCTACAAGGATTCGATGTCAATCACTACAAGCAGACTGAATCATACGTGCAGGCTATCGACACGCTCTACAATCGTGCCGTGGCTGA